GTGAGAGTGCGAATAAGGTAACCCGAGCACACGTGCACGAGTGTGCCAGTGTGGGTAATTTCGAGCGAGTAGTGCCACACGCTTTCGGTCGTGCTGACCGCGTTGAGCGCCGAGTTAATCGTCACAAGGTTCAGCACGATTTGGCCGCTCGTGCCCGGCGTGATTCCGCTCGCTTGCGTTGCCGTCACGTCAGCCGCGACCGTCGGAGCAAGCCCGTTGCGCCAAATCCGCATCGTTGCCGCCATGCCCGTGAGGTTGTGGTTCGTGGTGTTGATCGTGTACGTGCCGAGCGTGCCCGTAAACGTTTCGGGCGTGCCCGGCGCAAGCGCGGAATAAATGATGTTCTCGGTTCTCATGTGCACGCTCCGTCAATCGCTTGAGTGTTGATGATGAGCCAGCGCAAAGCGCCGTCATTCTGCCGCATCGGCGTGAGCAGCACGTACGTTCCGATGGCGATCGGTTGCGGCACGTACGAGCCCGGCAAGCCGCCAGCGCCGACGCCGTACGAGTAGAACGGATGCCCGCCGCGGTTGCTCAATTCGCTGATACTCAGCGCGGTTGACTGCAAGCCGGGAGATTTGACGCTGACGCCCGTAGGCGTCGCGTTCGTCATAACTGCTTCCGACCACGAGTACGTCCAGCGGTAGTACGTGGCGTCAAGCACGGCGTAATTTGTGATCACGCCAAGCACGAACGTGCGCTGCTCGTACGACGGCCGCACGCTCGACACGCGGTCGAGATCGCTTTGGTTGCGTTGCAGGTTGAGCGCGTCGTTGCGGTTCATGGCGGCGACGGTGTGCAAGGCCACCAACCCTTCTCAACGTAACCTTGCAAAGCGGTATCACCAGCGTAAATGTTGTTGAAGTCGGTTGAAGTTCGTGGCAAGCGAATCCACTTCACCTCGCTCAACTGGCCGCCACTAGTCATCTTCGGTCGGCCATCGGCGTCGATCGTGGCAACTTGCGAGAAGTGAAAGAACTTGTCGTATAAGAACTCAAAGATGACTTCGTAAAACTCGCTGCCCTGTTCCTTTTCAAGGTTCACACCTTCGCAAATGAGCGAGTAAGCAGGAAAGCCACAGAACGTCGCGCTGTTTGTCGTGTTGGCGTAACTGGTCAGTGCGGAAGCCGCTGTGCTCAACGCGACAACGGTTGAATCTTGCGTCGCACGCAAGCGGATGCGCACCTGTCCGACTTGGTAAGACTCAAAGCCATCGGCACCAGTGACCGACGTTCCCCCAATGTCGCCCGTGGTGTTTGCCGACGTCGTTGGCGGGTTGGTTGCCCAACTGATTCGGTGCAACTTGAGGTTGCGTGATGCCGTCACAAACGAGAACTGGGCCGGAAGCATCGTGATGGCACTTTCGGTCGAGCACGGTGAAATGACGTACTTCGTGCGGAAACTGATTGATGCTTGAACGGCTTTCCCGTTTTCCAGTTGTTGAACCGTAATGCTTCGCGCTTTGCAGAATTGCTGCCACGATGAACCAACGGCGTAATCGTCGAAGTCGATGATCGGCAACGCGCCGTCAGTAATCATCGCTTCGTATTCCGTCACTGGGTTGAGTGCCGAACCATCGTTTTTGGTAATGATGCGAACGAGGTTTATTTCGCTTTCCCCACCAAGGGCGACAGCGCGTTGGTCAAGCACTCGATCAGTCCACGAATACGTTGTTCCGCTTCCGCTCATGACATCACCTGTACCAGTTTGGTAAGCACCGTGCTGTTTTGGATCATCCACGCGCCGATCGAGTCAGCCAATCCACCGCGGCCTTCGGCCATGTCGATGCGTTGTTGCTCCGCCATGCGCTGTTGGATCTGCGCTGCGCCCGCTTCGTTTGCCACACTCAACGCCATCTCGTTGCGGATTTGCTCGAGCGACTTGCCGCTTAGGAACGCACCGAGGCCCGCGCCCGCGATCGTGGCGCCCTCTTGCATTTGCTGAGCCCACGAGACTGCGCCGCCCGCACGGCCCGTGTTCACGTCGGCGCTACCGCCGATGAAGCCAGCCATGAAGCCGCCGCCTCGAGTGCTTGCGATTTGCTTCTCCATGATCGCCAGGCGCTCGAGGAGCACGCTATTCGCTGTGACGGTTTGCTCGCTCGTGGTCTTGAACTTCGCGAGCGCATCGCTGGCGCCCTTCGTCGCATTGTTCATCGTTTCCATAATCTGCCCGGCCACGATAAGCGGCGACAACGCGCCTGCGATCGCGATACCCGCGGTGCCAGCCGCGCCCGCAGCGCCGCCGATCGCACCGAATCCACCGAGCGAAAGCGCAGACTGCGCGCCCGCTTTGAGCACACCTTGCGCCGGACTTGGCGTCGAGCTCACGCGCTCCATGCGCTTCGCCGACGCCTTGATCTTGGCTTCGGTGGCCTTCAACCCGGCGTCAACGCCTTCGGTTGTGACAACAACGGGAACGTGTACTTTCGGCAGACTAGCCACGTGGCAACTCCATCAAAGCGGTTTCCACGGCATCGCTGATGAACTCAACAACCCGCGGTTGATGTCGTTGAGCAGAACGCGTGATGTAAAGACGACGATAGATGCGAGCGCCAAGCGCCGACTCTCTGCGCTTAATTCCCTTGCGCCAACCGCGATCCTGTGAGAACGGCACGATGCGTGCGTTCTTGTTGCCCTTCCACTTGCGCACGAGTTTCGGCGGCGGTTTCGGCCCAACCACGCCATCGGACAATCGGACAAGCCCCTTTTTGAATGGGCGCCAGCCGCCATCGTAAAGGTGCGAGCGTTTACCGACGCGGGTGCCATCCTTTCGGACGCCGACGCCGCACCAAATCCGACCCTTGCGGTAGGTCTTGGTCTTCACTGCGATATCGCGTTTGGTGCGCTTCGCCTTCGGCAACGCCAGCGCTTTCATCGTGCGCTTGACCGCGTCGCCCCAGTTGCGCAGTCCCTTGCGCACAATCTTCTTGCGCATCTTCTTTGGGAGTTCCGACGCAATCGCCGCGATCCGTTCCAAATCGTGTTTGGACGGTCGAAACTGAATCTTGAATCCGGCTCGCTTTGCGGCGATCAAGTTCACGTCGAATGCCATCCCAATCGGGAATATCCATTTCCACGTTCAGCGCTGCAACGCTCAACGTGGCGAGATCGGTGCTCGTCAGTGAGAACGCCACACGTAGCACCCGACGTGCGGCGTCAGTTAGTCCCGGCCTTCGGCGTAAAGCCGCTCCACCATCGCTGAAATCTTCTGCACCGTGAACGCGTCAGCGGCGAGCGCTTCATCCACGCTCGCGAACACTGGCGAGCCGTTCTCAACGAGGTGCCGAGCGACCATCCACGCGGAAAGCCGCTGCGGATCTTTCGCCGACATGTCGAGCGCTTCGATGAGGTCGAGCGCCGACGGTCGGCGCAGCTCGACGGCGACGCCGTTTGGGAGCGTGCCGTGCCAGTTCTTGAGTGTGAGTGCGTCTCGGATGCTCATGCGATCGTGATTGTGCCTGTGTATTGGATGGTGAAGTTCGCGCGGACAACTTCGTTCGTCGCTGCCGTTGCGCTGAATGATTGAACGAAAGCATCACCGCTGTACGTCATGCCAGTTGACAGCGTGATGAGTGCCGTTTGGCTTCCGCTGCCGCCGTTTATTGCAGCCTCTACTGCGGCCATTCCTGCATCACCTTGATCGTAAAACATGTCGATCGTCGCTGTGCATCCTCGGTTTCCGACAATGTAGGTGCGTAGGCCTGTAGCAATATCGGTTGTGTCGATCATCGTTTGATCGTATTGAATCGAAACCGTACCGAGTCCGGTCGATACTGCGGAACTGCCCCATTTAAACGAAGCAAGCGCTGAAGAAATCGCTGGCATTTAGTTCTCCCTGTAGTAGATGTCCACTTCGCAGTTGACTTCCGCAGGCTCTTGTTCGTCACCTTCGCCGACCGATGCGGCGTCGGCCGTTCGGCCACGGAATATCACTGCGTCAAATGTGTAAGAGCCGAACAGGTACGAGCCCGGCACGCAAGCCGCGGGAACGTCGGCAGCGATCGTGAGCGCCGTGCCCGTTTCCAGTGCAACTACTTTGATTTGCGCCGATGCAAGCCAGTGCCCGCTCACGGCGCTGCGCTCGTTGTTGGTGATCTCAAACGTGATCGCGGGCAAGCCGCTGTTTTGCAACCGATACCCGTGCGTGATCGGGTAGACGTTGAGCGCTGCGCTTCCGTTAAGCATTTCACGCGTTGCGGCTTCGATGCTCATAGAACCTCCTCGCACTCGAGCACGGCGACCATGTCGGCTTCGTCGAGGTTGGTGATGCCCATAATGCGAAAGGTTCGACCACGCAAGGTCAGTCGATAGGTTTCGTTGATGCCCCAATCTTGCAACGAGTTCCAACGGCAACGGATTTCGGCTCGGCGCACAACCGCGACGCCGTCGGCGTACTGCTGCTCGCTGGCGCTGTCCGTGCGCAAGTCAACCCACAACGGCGGGTTCCCCGGTCGCGTCTTGTTGATGTCGGTAAACGCGCCAGTTCGCATTCCCAAGTCATCCTCGTTGATGCTTGGTTGCAACACAGTTGCAGGGAAGCGAAGTCGGCCGCTACCGATCATCGGAGAGCCCCACGTGCGCTATACGCGTTCATGATGAACTTAAGCGAAAGCGGCACTTCGGCAAGCGAAGCAACCGACGTAGCGTCAGGGTTGGCGTACCACGCGCCAACGAGCGCAACAATGGCTTGCTGCAAAGCGTGCGGCACTTGCGTGTAGCCCGCGGTGTAGGTCACCGTTGGGAACGTGCCCTCATAAATCTCCGGCGTCTCTTTGAACTCAAGCGCGGTCAAACTGTCCGTTGCGTTGACGTACCAATCGGACGTTGGCATCGTGGTGAGCACGTTGCTGCCGTTGTAGTAAGTCACCGATGTGACCGACGCCACTGGTTGAATCGGCAGAATGAAGCGCCGCCACTTGTCAAGTTTCGCCGTGCGCGTTTCGCTTGCGAGCCCGATGCCAAGTTCACGCTCCAACAACTCGCCAGCCGCAATGCACAGCGTTGTGAGAATGACATCATCGGCGGTCACGTCGATGCGCAACCGCGTCTTGAGAATGTCGATTGGTATGGGTGTCGCAGCCATGAAACCCGCGCCGGGGGTTTCCCCCCAGCGCGAGCGAAAGGTAAGAAATGCTCAGGACGTGATCGCAGCAAACGCTTCGTTCATCATCAACTTCGAGTCGGTACGTGCGTACGTATACAAATTGACGTTGTGGTTTGCGGCGCCGCTGTACGGGTCGATCAACGATGTCATGCCGGTGCGGTCGAAGATTTCAAAGTAGTTGAAATCGCCGACGACGGCATAAACAGTGCCTTCCGTGGTTGTTCCGTCCGTTGGCACGTACTGACCAATGCTGTACGGCACGCCGTAAAGCAAGCCCGGAGCGCCGCCGACCATCGTGCCTGCGTTCGACGATGCTTGCGTCCAAATGTACTCCGTGGAGCCGCTAGTCGTCACGCTGTTCTTCAACTTGCGAGCGACGCGAAGGAACGTATCGGAGAAAAGCCAACGGAAACGCGGCGAGTTGCGGTACTGCGGCGCAACAAGGTGCACGGTATCAATGACGTTGTCGGCAGTCACTGTTGTAACCGCTGCCGTCGTACCGAGGTTTGTTTTGCTGCTAATCAAACCGGTATACGCGATTCCTTGCGGTTCGGGAGTAGCGGCCCCACTATTTCCAACGGTATAGGCTTGCTCCATCAGCAAACCGAGCGAGAGACCGATGCGAGTTGCAACCCAGTCAAGCCCGCTTCCGATGCCGCCTTGACCGATGGCGTCTTCAATGAACTCTTGCGACATCGTCGTGCGGCACACGGCCTTGCGTGCGACCACCGAAATCGCAGTTCCGAAACTTGGATCGGACGCGCTGATGGCGCCTGCTTCGGCAACCCATGCGGAAGTTGGAAGGCTTCCTTCAACCGTAATGGTGCGCTTGCTGTCAATGGTGCTGACCGGGCAGATTTGGCGCAGCACGTTCGCCTGGTACATTTTCTCGACGATGCGGCGCTCCATGTCAGTCGGAATTCCAGCGCCCGAGGTGTTCGTAGCAAGCGCGCGAAGTTCTGCGGCATCGCCACGCGCAACAGCCATCAACCAACGCTTCGCGTACTCAGGGCTTGCGAGATCGTGCTTGACGTCTGCACGCGCGATCACGCCGCGGAACTGCGGCTGCGAGCGCTCCTCTTCAAGTTGCTTCAGGCGCTCCTGTGCAGCGCGAAGCGCAAGGCGGTCTTGGTTCATGCGCTCGACGGCGTCAAGGTCGGCGTCGATACGCGCGATCTTCTCGCGCTCTTCACCGCTGCCGCGGATCTCAACGTGATGCGTCTTCGCTCCAGTGCGAGCGGCGAACGAGTCGAGGGTCTTGCGATATTCGTGGACCGTGTTCTCAATGTTGTTCAGTTCGTCAGACATGGCTTGTCATCCTGTGCTTGTGAATCTCGAGCCGCAGCGCCGCGGCTTCAATGGCAGCCGCGGAAACACTCCGCAGGCTCGATGAGGTCTTGTCGCCGTAGGCAGCGTCAACAACCACGCTGAGCTCGACGAGCCGCGCGGCAGTGACAGTGCGTTCAGTGCGTCGCGGGTTCCACTCGTCGCGATCGACGTAGAAACCAAACGACATTTCGCCGCTCAAGTCGCCGCGCTCGAGCATCGCCCGCACGTCGTTGCCGACGCTCGTCTCGGCCAGATCCGCGGTAAACCGCAGTCCGCTCGCAGTGTCGTTGAGCGTGAGCGTGCCGCTACGCGTGCGAGCGAGCAACGCGCTCGCGTTGTGGTTGAAGAGCAGTTTGATATCAGCGCCCGCAAGGTCACCGAAAGCGCCGCGGGTGATTCGCTCACGGAACTGCGGGTTGAATGGCTCGGAAATTTCGCGGCTCCACTTGCCGTACGGGATCGCGAGCCCTGAGAGCGTGCGGCCCGCTGGTGCACCGATGGTGACGCTGCGACGTTCAAGCGAAATCATCGACGCTCCCTGCGCTCGTGTCAGCGCCGATGTTGGTTTGTCCGCCACCCGTGCCCATGTTCTTCGCGATGATGGGCTCGTCGAGCCCATCGAGCGGCGCAAGGTTGAGATACTCACGCGCTTCGTTGCGCGTGATCACGCCGGACTCGACGCCAGTGCGCAGCGCGGCCATCTGCTCAGCAAGCGACGGACGCGAGATCATGTCGCTATCGAACGTGGCCGAGCCGAACGGTGCGAGTTTCGCCACGATTTCGGCCGACCACGTTGAGAACCAGTGCTGCAAGCACGCATCGACGTACATGCGAGACAGCCATTCCATCGAGCCGTACGCGTTCGCGCTGTGCTCGCTCAGGTACGACGTCGGCACGCCGTAGATGCGCGATACGTCTTCAACGCTGTAGCGTCTGGCCGCGGCAATTCCGGCATCGTCGAGCGTGCTGCTGATTCGCTCAACGCGCATGCCTTCGGCGAGCACAAGCGGTTTGCCCGCGTTCTCCGCGCCCGCGTGATGCTGTAGGAACTTCTCGCTGATCGACTGCCGAGCTCCTTCGCTCAGCGGGCCCGGATGAACGAACGCAAGTTTCGGGTTCCCCGCGTTCTTCATCACCTCGAGTTGCGAGTTCTCTTGTGCTGCGAGAATCTGCAACGACGTGCGGCACAGTCGTACAGGCGACTCGCCCCACAATCCATCGAGCCCGACGGCACGAAGGTGCAGCATCGAGGACATCGGCACATCACCGTACAGCCGCGTCTTGTAGACGGGCTCAGGCTTTGTGAGATCGAGCGAAACGCTTTCGATGTCGAGCGGCAACAACTCAAGCAACTCGCCACCGAGCGTGCGGTTGATCACGGCGAACGCGTTGCCGTAGAGCAGCGCTTGCATCGTGAGCGATCGGCGAAACTCAAAGCCGTTCTGCCAGCGGTTCGGTTGCTGCAACAACGCGTTTGCAGTGCGCTCGCTCACGTCGAGCGGCACGCGCGCCACGTCGTTCGCGATCAGCGAAGCCGCGCGGTAGACGGGCGTATACGCGAGCGCCGTGCCGGGCGTGATCGTGGGCATGCCCGCGACGTCAAACGACGTCGGGAGGATGACGCCGTGCGTCCCCCAGTGGCCCAACCAACGCTGTAACAGACTGCGCAACATGTTGCGCATTGCGACAAGTTTGCCGCTTCATGTCTCGGACTAAACCTCGGATTCGTAACAACTGCTGCGTTTGCCTCCCCAGCAGTGCACGGCCATGATCGAAGCCACGAGCGGGTCAATCGCGCTGTGGTCACGTGGTTTCTCCGGCCGCATGTAGCCGCTCATGCCGGTTCGCGGGATGGCTTCGGCGCACGCTCGGCGCAAGATTGGATCGTCGCCGATCACCAATTTGCGACCGACCCACAGGTTCTGAAACAACTGGCACCCCGGAGCGAACGTGCTTGAACCCATGCTATAGGCTTGGATCGGCGCACCAATCTCGGCGAGCCGCTGCGCTAGGTACGACGCCCCCCAGCGGTCATATCCGACAAGTTGCACGTCAAATTCCGCGATGATTTCCGCCATCTTCTGTGCGATGGCTTCGTGATCGATCTCGGCGCCCGGCGTCAAGTTGATCTTGCCTTCGTCGGCGTAGCGGCGGATGGGCATGCGGTAATCCAATTCGCGCTGCGCCACGTTGGCCCGCGGCCACCAGTAATGCCCGCGAAGCAGAATGTTCCCGTTCTCTTGCGGGATCGCGACCACGACTGCCGACATGTCGAGCGACTTGCTCAAGTCAATGCCGACCCACGCTTGCCGCTTGCGTTGCTCGGCCCAATCGACCACGGTTGCCGTCGGCCAGTACGACATATCGAGCCACCCGCCGACGTCCTCGTTAAGCCGAGCGCAGTGATAGCGGCAGAACTCTGAGCGCTGGCCCGGGTCACGCTTCATCGTGTTGTACAACCGGCGAATGCTGGCCGCGTCCGGCTGCCCGTACTGCATGCCCGGGTTCGCCTTCGGCCACGCCGCCTCATCGGCAATGTCATCATTCTGATCGATGCCATAGAGCATGGCGAAGGTGGCATCGTCCTCCGCTTCGCCCGACAGCACGGCACGAGCGCCCGAGCACAGCGTTTCGTAATGGCTCTCGGTGTTGCTGCCTGGCGTCGAAATGATCACGCCCAACGTTTCCTTGCGTTTCATTCCGGTCGTGATCAGTTTGTTGAGCACGCTGCCGCGGTACTCCGCGGCTTCGTCCGCGATCCACAGCGACGGGTTCAAGCCGTCAAGCGAGGATTCGCGCGACGTCAATGCGTTGAACTCGCAGTCCTCGTCCGGCCGCGTCAAGTCGGACATCTTGACCTTCACGCTCGGATCGTCAAGCCGCCGAGCCATCGTGCGAGCCGTATCTACGAGGATCTGCGCTTGCTCGACCTTGTTCGCGAGCACGTGCACCCGCTTGCCGTTGCCGCTCATGAAGTCATACAAGCCAAGCGCCGCCATCAGCGTTGTCTTCCCGTTACCACGGGCTACCTGAATGATGCCCATGGTAAACCGTCGGCGGCCCTCCGCGGTGCGCCAGCCGACGAGGTTTGCCACGATGAACGCTTGCCACGGGTGCAACTTAAACGGCTCGCCGTCGGCCTCACCCACCAGCGACAGAGCGCCGATGAACTCGAACGCGTCGGCCACGCGGTTCCACTCGAGCACGATGTCGGTGCGCTCAAGGTCACGATTGAAGCGCGAGCATGCTGCGTAGACCCACTTGCCGGCGGGGATTCGGCCGCTCACGACGTCGGCGGCGTATTGACGAACGGTGGATTCGGGCTCGACCATGGACTAAA